ATAAAGATTTCTGTGCCATTTATCACCTGTTTTTATTGTGTATTAGTCCATAGATATAAATATGGATCAGAATAATCTAACGTCATTTTTAGAGGAGCCAAGTTAGATCTTCGTTTGGCTTCTTATCTCCAACGTCCATTGTCCAACCTGTATCAGAAAGTGGATTTGTCATATTTGTTGTACTAATTACCGACGTTGTTTTTCTCATATAGTCCAACGCCAATCTTGTTCTCATCATACCTTCCTGACGAAGTTTTAGTGCAGTATCACGAATCCAAAGTCCCATAGCAAATGACATTACCAAGTCGTCATTGTATCCTGTTTGAGCCTCAGCTCTACCACCGTTCCAAACGAAAACAAACATTTCTTCTGCAAGTCTATTTGACTTGATGATTGGAGCACGTTCTCTGAAATACATCTCATACTTTGATACTACAAGTGGTCTCGTCTTTGATGTCATTGAGAATCCAGGAACCATCTGTGATTTGTCTTTGAGATCATATCCTTTTGGTATGTGAACCGATGGGTCTGTGTAACCATCTTCTTTATATGTGTAATAAAGATTTGGATAACCACGATCAATTATCTGTTGAATTACCGCCCATCCGATGTTTGCATTCTCAACTACTAAAAGGGCATCATTGTATTCGGTTGCCATAGACACAAGAAGATTACCATATGATTTTGTATCTAATTTACCTTGATACTCTGCAACTTGTTCGATATTTTCTATGTCCATAATATGAAATGCAGAATAATCTTTACCGTCACCACGAGCAACGTCAGCTGAAATCATATACGTCTTATTTGGGTCGGGATCGTCCCATATCCATAACCCACCTTCGGCACCTCTTTTTTCTCTTGGGTCACAGACATACGTCTTTTGATACCAGTCAATTGTATTACCGTCAACAACAGATTGACCCGATGAAAGGAAGTCACCATCACACTCCTGTGCAGCAAGGGCAGGGCCAAGAATGATGTCTTGTTGATCTCTCCAAGATTGGTCTCTTTCGGGGTGAACTGTCCAGTGAAGGAAGATTGGATTGAACGCACTCTTTCCTGTCTTTGCATTCACCCACTGTTTGTGATAGAAATTACCAACTCCGTTAGGAGTCGAGTTGATAATTGCAGAACCACCAGTGTTGATTGTAGACTGTGCAGAGGCCCAAATTTCCTCGATGTTATCGATGAACGCGGCCTCGTCAATGATAAGAAGTGAAAGAGCTTCCGAACGAGCAGCATCAGCGGCAGCCGATACAGCCTTGATCTGTGAACCATTCTTGAAACGAAGTGAGAGTTTGTTATCTTCTACCACAGATGTTTTCAACCATGATGGAAGATTGTCATACATAACTCTAACCTTCGTTACAAGGTTCTTCGCAGTTTCTTGTTTGGTGGCAATAACGAGGATGTTTTGGTCTGTTTGAAACAACATCAACCAAAGTGAGTAACCTGCAATAAGAGTCGATATACCCAACTGACGTGATTTTAGACAGATGTTGTATCGTTCATTTTGAAAATCTTTGAGAACATCTTCTTGGAAGTTCCACAATTCAAATAGGATTTTACCACGAACAGGGTGTTGAATCTTTGCGTACTTTCTCATAAAGTAAGCCGGTTCAGCGGCACACTTTACATACTCTTGCTTTATTATGTCTCTTATGTTGTAACTCATCTTGTTGCCACAAAAACAATTACAGTTGTTAGAACACCGGCACCAAACCAAAGTCGATTATCATCGTACCATTTTGGTCTGAGCGTCTCGACTTGTTTTTTCAGTTCTTCGTTTTGTTTGTTTACTAAGTCAAGAGTCTGTTGACGGTTTTGCAGTTGTTGTTCATAGAGACCCACTCGTTCATTGAATGTCATGAGTAGCCTGTTTTGAGCAGAAATAATAGACGACTTGTATTGTGATGAATCTTGAAGGAGTTGAATCTTATTAGCCAGAACCACAACCTCAGTCTTTGTCAATGTCAACACTGAATCTTTTTGTCCGTAGACCACCGAACTACTCAACATCATGAGTAAGACTAATACCCACTTCATATTATTTCCTTATAAAATCTAAAACAAACTTGGCAGCAGAGTCTGAATTTCTGATTTCAGGACGTTGCTGAGAAGGAAAGTTATTGATGATGTTTGTTACATCACTTTGTTGATTCTTCAACAACGAATCAAGCTTTTCTGCCTTTTTGAAAAGTTCATCACTTTCCCGATTCTTCACGGAAATCTCAACATTCAAGCTATCGATTATCCTTTGATTCTTTGCAGTAGCTAATTCTACTTGATAGTTGTCATAGACAGAAATACATATCACACCAAGTGTGATACCAAGAATAAAGATAAAGGGTTTTGTTTTTGATATTTCAATAATCCAATGTCTAACTATGTTAGCTCTGTGGAAGTGTTGAAACCATTTTTGCTTTGCCACGACCAGTAGCTCCTTTCTTACGTTTTCTCGTAACTGCACTTTTCTTTTGTTTTGGCGATAACCTTGCTGCACGAGAGGCCGGTACACATTTAGGATAAGCTCGTTTGCCACCTTTTCTAGCCTTAGTTCCGGCAGATGCACCACAAGGTGGATGACCACCAGACTTTGTTTTTCGTGAAATATCAACCCACTTTTCTTTAAACCATTGACGAAGACCACCAGAAGGTTTCTTTCCTTCAATAAGATAGCCTTTGACGTATTCACGTATAACTAAACGGGCAATATGTTCTTGACATGGTGTCATACAGATAAATATGGTGTTTTTTATTTAGTTCTTGAAAATGGACTAAACCTGTTCTCAACCAACGGAACAGTTTTCAATCTTTCACTAAATTGTGCCTTGTCTATTATGTTGTCTTTATTTGAATCTATAAGACTAGATGGGGATGGGATAGGTGGTTGTGGTATGTTTATGAGACTAAACCACGGTATAGGTACTGGCCCCGCTGGGCCGACTGGAGTTGGTACTAAACCGATATACAAACCAAATATTGTAAACTGATGAGCAATAACACTGTTGTACAAGTTTCTTATGGCCGCCTCTCCAGATTGTTGTTGTTTGAATGACTCTTTCAAAGCACTATTCAACGGAGTAGGTGTTCCGGGAAAAAGAATTTGAATGCCCGGTGATGGAGCGATACAAGGAGGCATAGGTGGCATTGGAGAAAATTGAGCTGTAGTCCAGTAAAGACAAAAGCCAATAGCCATCGTCATATATGCAATTCCAGCAACATCCAAAGAATCAACAATGCCTTTTAGTTTCTTTATAAGCGATGCAGTTGGTTTCGATACTTCACCCCCTGCACCAACAATTGAATCGACTATAGATTTTACCAAATTACTTATTATTGGCCCTACAAATGATAATGGAGCCGGTAGAGATTTTGTAAATGAACTTATTTGTTTTTGGATAGCAGATGCAACAACAGACACTTGACTACTTGCATCCGGTTGAGACGCAAGTTGTATAATACCATCTATTGATGCCAATATCGACGTAACAAATGACTTAGTTGATGCACCGTAAAAATTTATGTCCATTCCAAGTTGGAGGAATGTCTTTAGAATTTGTCTATCAGCGTTTATAAGTGGGGCACCGAACGGTGTTGTTGATTGACCAATGTTAGATAGATGGTATGCCAGAGAAAGTTTATCGGCCGCATCTCCTGTATCTTTTACTGTTCCAGGGACTATAGTATATGGCAATGTAAACGCTTGAAAGGTTGCAAAGTTCATAATTACGTCTTATCTATTGCACCTTTACCACTTGATGGCCATCCGAAACGGCATGACCAATAACGGGCTTTGTGTCTTGGGCCTGGAGTATCACAATTGTGTCTTGCTCTGAATGACTTACGTCTTGCTGCAATTGACTTCTTTATCCGCATTGTCTTTTGACCACCTTCACCCTTATGACCAAAGTTTACCTTTACAACATTACCCTTTGGATTCTTCACATAAACAGCAAACTTCTTTGGGCCACCAGGCGTTCTGAATGGTTTTCCGAGAGATACTTTACGTCCACGATATTCAGCTTCACCGAGAACTTCTGCTGTTGCCTCTTGAATACCAAAATGAACTTCTACAATCTTACCTTCACAGTTTGTTGTATAACCTTCAAGACGATAAACAGGTTTCTCGATAGTCACCGATTCGTTACGATAACCACCACCGGCAGCTTTGTATGCCTTGACAAGAGCAGCAGAAGCGTATGCAGATGGCCACACTTTATACTTCTTCTTTATACGTGACTTTACACGACTATACAGTTCTTTGTTCGTCGGTACTGCCCTTTCAACTACGATACTCATTTACGTCTCCTACGTCTTGGGGTTTCTTCTTCCCAACGATTGTAAGGTTCATCACAAGATTCTTCTGTTTCTTTTGGTACTCCAAACTTTTGACCAAATTGTTCAGATGCAACTGAAAATAACCCACCCAATACAATCCACATGAATCCTTCAAATATGAACTGTGGTACTTCTCTTCCCATAAAGATACTGGCCCAAGCGACGAGTAACATTACAAGGAATGATAAAAATGTCATGGTGCGTTTAGATGATATACTACCACCCACACCACTAAATATTTCACGGATTATCTTCACTCTGTTCAACTCCTTCTCCAGTATTTTCGTTTCCAATTTCTTCTAACTTTGATATGAAATCTTCGCGAAACCTTTGAAACTCATCTTCAATTTTTGCCAAGAGTTCCTCTTTTGTTTTACCAACGTCCCACTTTTCAACGTCACCAAACGAGTTTACAAATTCTGATCTTGACAATTCATCTGCAATCAGATTCTTATCTCGTTCAGCTTCTTCTAACCATGCCATAGCGTTTTGTTTCATCTTCAACTGTTCGTATTCATCCCACTTACCTTGTAATCTTAGCTTGTGTTCTAGTGAAACAACACAATCTAAACACATACCATGTAAAGCCTTCATCTTCTCATCAACTCGTTTTGGCATTGTACAAGTACAAACTTCCTTTGGACAGTTCTGAAACGTATTGAGATATGAATGAAGTTCCTGTTGCCATTCCTTACCTAACTTTATCTTATACCCATCCTTTTGTTCCCATTCATTTCCGTCCACATCCTCCCATCTATCACCAATCTTCCGAGTAATTTTTTCTTCCGGCTCACCAGTATATCCCGTTTGAATAGAAGTTTGAGAAACGTGTTCTCCCTTTAGAAGTTGTTTGACATCATCTATACTGTC